TGGTGGTCTTGGATATGCTATTACTTTTGACTTAGATATTCCTGGTATTGCCGATGAGGAAAAAATCGATGCCGAACGAAAAATGATTGAGTTTAATTTGATCAACCAAGCAATAATGAACGGCTACTCACTTGATTCAGTAGTTGACGCATTCGGTCTATCTAAGGGCTATAAGCTGTTGAAGCAAGGCTATATTAAGCCAGTTATTGTGAATGATAAGCCGGAAGTAGATGAGGGTGATGAGGTAGAAGACGCTCCTGATTCGGCACGGTCTAATGATACAGATAAAAATAAAGCCATTGATAATGACCATGAGAAACATCACGATCACTGTACTTGTAGTCATAAGGCTCATACCCCAACCAAACAGGAGCAGAAGTTTATCGATGACGTTTCGTCTGTTTTGAGAGACCAGATGAACCGTCAGATTGAACGTGCGATTGAGAATAATGAGCTTAATAAAGACGTAAATGATATTGATGAGGAAGAAGCAAATAAAACTGCACAGGAAATTCTAGCGTTCATTATTGCTTACATGCTAGTAAGGGGTCAAACAACCTACACAGAGGGTATTGCATTGCTTAAAGCAAATAATATTCCGATTGACGCTACTTCTGAATTTATCGTATCAACTTTAACTCGTGCTGATTACCAAGCATATTTAGTGAATGTAGCAAAATCTTACTCTAAAGAAACTGCAGAAAGCATTCGTAATGTTTTGGCTCAAGGTCAGGAAATGGGGCTAAATAAAGAAGAACTAGCTACTAGATTACGAGAGATTATGAATACTGACGAATGGAGAGTGCAGAGGCTAGCACGCACCGAAGAACACCGTTCTGCTGGTAAAGCTAGTGTAGATGCAATGATACAACTAATGCATGAGACTGGTGCAAAAATCTATAAGACATGGCATACAACCTCCGCACATCCATGTGAGTTTTGCCAGGCTATGGAAGGAAAGGAAGCGTTGGTGGACGAACCATTCTTGCGAGAGAACGAGAGTATTCTTGGAGTTGACGGTGGTATATTTAATAATAACTTCGTAGACGTTGACAGCGCTGGCTTACACCCGAACTGCCATTGTCGAATGAAAATGAGAGCAACATTGTAATGAAAATCAAATGTCCGCACTGTGATAGATATTTATTTGAAACAGATAGTACATTGATTGTACAAAATGTAAAATGTTCATATTGCAAGAAACGTTTTAATCTCAAGGTTGTAACACCACAATCATCTGAAGCCGATATTAGACTGAAAATAGATTAAAGAATTGGCGGTTCACTCCAAGTATATTTAGCTAGACAGAAATTATACTTGTCTTTAGGGTGTAGTTTATTCTGACAATCCTTAAATGGGATAGGCATCTTCTCTTCTGCATCTTTAATTTTAATCTTTTTACCATACCTAGATCTACAAATTTCACAGCAACTATTACTAGATACATATAGATAATCTTGCCCAGGATTATTTAGCATAATCATAAGCTTACAATAAGTAATATTATTTTCGACACTAGACTCTAACAGTGATCTAGGATCTCTCCCACAGTCATTTTCATATATTGCAACCAAATGTTCCAGTCGCTCTACTGCTTTTACCATCCTTAATGGATCATTTGATAGGGTATCCGGAAATCTTCGCATTATATCCCATATCACATCGCGAGAAGCTGGTTCGACCGGAAAAGATTTGCGCCGACTTTCCAAAATATTTCTTGCAAATTCAACAGTTATATCGAAGTCCGGCATATCAAGCATATGAGAAAAACAATCCGCCGCAACTGCATCTTGAGGCTTTAATAAATCACTAGCGAATAATCTATTATTAGATCTTACGTAAAATTGATTGCCACACCCTGGACATTTTTTGCCACGGGTAGGTGGCTCATCAAAAATGTGTCCACAATGTGGGCATGATTTAGTGTTACGGTTTTTATAATCACCATAAACAGTTGCTATTTCTCTTGGACTATCTTCTATTGAATCAAAGTCAAGCTCATCATCTTTAACGTTATTATTATCAATTTTGAATGCATTGATTGGTTCATTCACCTTATCAGCGATATTAGGTATTGCTTCATTTAATTTTGGGATTATTTTATTTTTATAAAATTCTTGTACTTTTTTCTTAATTTCGTCGAGCAACATAATACCTCCATATGTTACTGCTTATTTTATCATATTCTTCTGCCACCCTATATCTTTACATAATCACTTTTGATGAAGCAGATGTCCATATGGATGCAGAATCGCAAATATTAAATTAACTTTAAGGAAAACATGACAATCAAACAGAAAATTGTTTCAGTTACTGGCAAGCTCTCTACTAAGAGTGTTGATGGTGAAAGAAGAATTGTCTTTGTTGCAAGTTCTAATAACGAAGATCGTCATTATGAGCATGTAGATGTAGCAAGCTTACGTTTGCCACTAAAAGGTGGTGGAGATATCACAGTCTCATCTATTCCAAGCGAAGGCGTAAGTGAAGTTATTGATATTCCTTTAATGTTGAACCACAGCGGTGATGTTCGTGATGTGATTGGCTCCATTCGTGCTGCTTACTTCTCGAATAATGAACTAACATTTGAAGCTGGTATTTCCAAGCGAGAAATCGCCCAAGAAATGCTCACACTGCTTGAAGAAGGTCATCTGTCTAATGCGTTCTCGATCACAATGATTGATTACGACTATAATATCGACTCTGAAACAATCAGTAAGGCTGAAGTGATTGAGGTCTCACTGGTCTATCGTGGATCAAACAAGGAAGCAAGATTACTTGCCATTAAATCTTTATTAGGAGACGAAATGAAGACAAAACAAAACGACAATTTTGGTGATGCTAATGGTGATGGAGAAAACCATACGGTCGCTCCAGAATCACCAGAGGTTGAGACTTCTGAGACAACCGAAGCACCAGAAACAGCTGGCGAAACTTCCGCTGATAATTCAGGTGAAGAAGCCACCAATGAATCAGAGGGCGAGACTCAAGAAGCACTCGAAACTAATAATAATGAAGAAAAGGAAGAAACTATGAATAATAAAGAAATTGCAAAAGATGCAGTTGTGGAAAAAGGTGCCATGCCTAACCAGCCAGCATCTGCAAATAACTATCTTAAAACTAAAGCTGCACTTTTAGACTTTAAGAATATCGTTCTCAAAAACCACCGTGGCTCTAATGAGCAGATCATGCGTGAATGGAACGAAAACCTTAAATCTAAAGGTGTAACCGGTGATGCTATCATGCCATCCCAGATCGAAAATATCTTCTTCAAAGCATGGGTTGATAATCCTGGTATTTTGGCAACTTTCCGTACAGTGGGCGTAAAAAGTGCTGCTGTTTACGCAATCGGTACCAGCGATACCGCTAATGGACATAAAAAAGGTGATGCAAAAGCTGACCAATCTCTGACTAACGTTCGTCGTGATCTTAAAGGTCTTGGTATCTACAAAAAGCTTCCAATCGACTTACAGGATCTCTACGATGATGAGACTGGTGAACTTCTCGCCTTCCGTGTTGAAGAATTAGCGGCACGTGTGGCTAACGCTATTGCAGTCGGTGCTTTAATCGGTCAAGGAACTGGTGATAAGGCTACCTTACAAGGTACTCGTGGTCTTTATCCAATGCTTGCCGACATCAATGCAACTAGTGGTTATGGTTCAAATGTTGCTACCAAAGTTACAGGTGAAACTGGAGAGGGCAGCTATGAATTGGCAGTCCGTGCCGTTGGCGCCGTCAAGGACGAGAAAAACGCCGGTAAAATCTTGGTTGTACCAACTGGATTTACTACTGAACTTAAATTAGCTAAAGGTTCTGACGGACACTTGATGTTCCCAGCAGGTTCTAACTTTGCTAATTTACTTGACGTAAAGCAGATCTTTGAAATTGACGAGCTTGTCGGTAAAGATGTCAAGGCTATTGCATACGCCAACCAAAGCTATGTCTTAATTGGTGAACCTACCGCAACCGTACGTACTGATTTTGATACCAATAAAAACCAAGACGTCATGCTTACTGAGCGTTATGTCGGTGGTTCTGCACAAGGCTACAAGACTGTTGCCGGCGCATTTGCACACGCTTAATCAACTAAACTAAGGAAGAAAGGACGATCAGATGAATAATTACCAACCTGTGCTATCACAAGATGAAGTAGTTGCTCTGCTTGGTCGTCCTCTTTCTGAGGTTGAAATTAAGAACTTTAATATTTACTTTGAAATCGCTGACTTAAAACTAAAGGATCTACTTTGCTTATCTAACCTTCCAAATCCAATTCCTGCCGACCTTAAAATGCTTCTAGCTAAAATGTTTGGCAGTATTAAAGCGACACAGGATTTTGAACATAATAATGGAGTGGAATCAAAACGAGTAGAAGATTTTTCTATCAACTATACAGCTGACAAGAAAAGTCCAATGAGTTTAGTTTTATCTAATGAAAGTGCAACGCTATTAAAGTATAGTCAATGTTCGAGCGGCATTATGCACGGAAAGACGATGTTATGACCGTGTTTGATATGTTTGTTGAGGTATCGTTTGAATATCTAACGATTAGCCGAGGTGAAGTATATGGCAACCGAATCATCGGTCAAAAAACTCTCCGAGGTATCGTTAAGATTAAAGAAGGTATGATTTCGCAAGGTAATCAAGAAATACGGAAATCCAACAACACCGTCCATGTACATCCAGAGGACTTTGTCGGTTTAACTTGTGAGCAAATTATCGGTAATGGTATTCGCTATAACGATGCTGATTATTCGATTGTTGGCGTAACTGAAGGGCGTAATTTCGATACTAATGAAATTGAACACTTAACCCTAACGCTTGAAAGGGCTGAATATGTCGGTGATAATTAGAACTAACATGAAGCTTTTTGAGCGGGTCGAGCGAGAAAACTGGAGAAATGGTTTGCGTGCTATGGGTGATAGAATCCTGATGGATGCCATTGCATTGGCTCCAGAATTAAACGGTGAACTAAAAAGCGATGGACGAGTCGAAGTTGTATCTGATTCCGAAGTACATATTAAGTTTGGAGACGCTAGAGTGCCATATGCCAGACGTCGACACTTTGAGAATAAGAAAAATCCTCATACTAAATATTATCTGCAAAAAGCTGGAGATAATGTCGTCGCTAAGCTTGGCTTCAAGGAGTTTCTAAAATGATTGTATTGTCATTACTTAAATTCCTCGAAGACAATAGTCTCGGCAAAATTGATCAGGATTTATTCTGGGAAAAAATTGGCTTAAACAAAAATGGTATTTATATTGCCAGTGTTGGGGCTTCTCAAGATAGGGGTATGCGTAATCGTCAAGATTATATTGTTTACTCCAGAGGCAAAACCGACATCGAAAGCTATCAGAAGCTCGAAAAAATAAGAAAGTTCCTAAATAACTCATACGATATCTGTACACTCCCATCTGTACCGCCAGTGTTTAGCCGGGAGTATCATAATGTAACTATTATGCCACCATCATCCATTACTAATGTAGGATTAGATACTAATGGACGAATGGTCTGGTCGTTTACTGGCACGATCTATTACTAATAACCATAAAGGAGAATATATATGGACGAAACACTCATGGCTGGTAAATGGGAAATGAGCATTGGAAATACCCTTATTCCAGCAAAATGTCTTGGCGATATTACGCCAAACTATGCTGAAGGTACAGTAGAAGCGAAAACTCAAGCTGGCACCCGTAAGCAACCATCAGGTAAAGCAGAAACAGCAGAATTAACCTTTACCGTTTATCTGCCAAACTTGGATTACCTAAAAGTCTTATGGGCAGACGCATACCAAAAACCTACTGCTGAAGCTCAAAAAACTGGTGCAATTGTATTCGGTAGTAACAACTGCAGTATGCGTAAAGCATTACCTATCAATATCCATCCAGTCTGCGAAAAAACTGACGATAATGATATTCACATTTTTGCAGGGCTTGTAAATATGACATTTAATCCGACACTATCTACGACAGACGCAGTATCTATTGAGGCAACCCTACAAATGCAACCAACAGATAATGGTTATTTCCGTGTTGGCACTGGTGATTTAGCTAAGCCATCAAAATGGGATGTAACTGCACAGAAGACTATTCCAGTTACTGAACGTTAATAAAGTCTTAATAACTAAAATAAGCTCTCATAAGGAGCTTATTTTTATAGATGCCATTTATGTTTTTTTGAGAAAGTGAAGTAAATTACAGGGATATAGGCGAAAATACCGCCGAATAAAAGCCATAAGATAATTGAATGCTCGATTGGATAAGTTTTAGGACTATTTTTCTTCTTATTTTTTTTATTGTTTTGAATAACAGTCCATGCTCCAATGAATGTACCCATATCCATAATACCTCAATTATAACATATTTTCAGAAAAGCACAAGTTTTTATTGCCACCCTGTATAAACCCATAATACTAAGCATAAAAAGGATTTTAATTACAATGTCAGTATCTATTTCAACATCAGTATATACAAAACAAATCACTGCCGAGATTGACGGTGTAGAATTCAAAGTTACACCAATGTCTTCAGCTCAAACATTATCTTATGTCGATTTATGCGACGAATTAAAAGAAGCGCGAAGCACTAATAATCCAACGAGAGTTAAAGAAGCTATTAGAAACTTGAACGACATTCTCTTTAGCGTGTTTGATAAGCCGGATGAAGCTCGCAAAGTGTTGGCAAAAGTGCCAATTGAAGGTGTTCTCGAGATTTATCAAAAGATTGTAGGTGAAAAACCTGATAATCAGGAGTAGGTATGGCAAATCTGCTTGATTTAATGACTCCAGAAGACCGTGAAGCGGTGGAAGTAGCCTTTAAGAAGCGAATGTCTGGAGACAACACATTCCGCAAGGGTAAAGTATCTAGGGTAGCTTATTTACTTGCTGAACTCGGCATGCTTTATGGTTGGGAAGCAATCGTTGCGGCAAAACGTGGCTATATCGAAACTTTTGATGAACATACAGGTAAAAAGCAGAAGATGCCATTATCAATGGAAGAGTTATCAGCCTTAGTGGATGCTGGGCAAAAGGTTAAACATAGTGATTATGTAAACTATGCAAGAATCGTTTGTGTCGGCACTGGCAGTGCTTTCAGCAAGAACCCTAGTGAAACACTTCGTGATGGAATGAAACCATTTATTGATGGAGTAAACAAATAATGAGTACTAGCAGTACCGTAGTCGGTGAAATTGAATATCGAGTCAAAATTGATACTAAGGATTTTAAGTCCGAGATTTCTCATGTTGAAAAAACGATGAAGACTGAACTGGGTTCTGCTGGTGATAAAAGTGGTAAAGATTCAGGTGAAAAAGCCAGCCATGGTTTTGGAGAGAAGTTCAAAAACGGTCTAAAAAATATTGGTAATGGCTTTTTGGCTGGCATGGGTGGATTTATGGGGCAAAAACTCATGTCTGGTTTCCAGTCAGCGTTTTCTAGCCTCACGAATATCTTTAAGTCATCAATCTCTGCGTTTAGCGATTATGAACAACTTACTGGTGGCGTAGAAACTTTATTTAAGGATTCTCAAAATCAAGTATTCCAGTACGCAGACAATGCTTATAAAACTGCCGGACTTTCGGCTAACCAATACATGGAAACCGTAACTGGTTTCTCAGCTTCACTACTTCAAGGCTTAAAAGGTGATACTGCTGCAGCGGCTAGATATGCAGACATGGCAGTAACAGATATGTCTGATAATGCCAATAAGATGGGTACTGATATGGGGCTAATTCAGACCGCTTATCAGGGTTTCGCCAAGCAAAACTACACTATGCTTGATAACCTTAAACTTGGCTATGGTGGTACAAAAACTGAGATGGAACGCCTGCTTAAAGATGCCGAAAAGCTACCACAGGCAATGGGTAAGAAATTTGATATCAGCAATTACCAAGATATCATTGAAGCGATCCATTTAGTTCAAGAAAATACCGGAATTGCTGGTACCACGCAAAAGGAAGCTGCCGAAACTATCAGCGGAAGCTTAGGAATGCTTAAGGGTGCGTGGAGCAACCTAGTGATTGGACTTGCTGATGATACTCAAGACTTTGGTAAGTTGCTGAATAACGTTATTGAATCAGTCGAGGCTGTCGGCAAAAATCTATTACCAACAATTGAAGTTGCTTTAGGAGGTATGGTTCAACTTATTCAGGATGTCGCACCGCTTATCATTGCAGAAATCCCGAAACTAGTTAGTCAGCTATTGCCGCCAGTGCTTGAAGCAATAATCAGTATTGCAATGTCGATTATAGAGATATTACCAGGACTTATTGAGCAATTATTTAATGCCTTAGTAGAGGTTTTGCCTAAGCTAATAGATGCAATAGTTACTATTTTACCTAGTTTGATAGACGCTATCACTAATTTAGTTATTACTATCGTTACGAAGCTTACGGAACCAGCAACACTTACTATGTTACTAAACGGCGCAGTAAAACTATTTATGGCAATTATTGAAGCATTACCACAAATTCTTACTGCTTTAACTAATGCGTTGCCACAGATAATTACAAATATAATCGCGTTCTTAATTGATCCAAATACAATTGCACAATTATTATCAGCAGCAATAATTTTATTTATGGCGCTTGTGCGCGCAGTACCTATGATTTTTGGAGCATTGATTGCTACTTTAGGCGGTTTATTTGCAGAGGTCTGGAAACGGGTAAGCGAGATGTTTGGTCAAGGTGGCGAAAAGATTGGACAAGCGTTTTCTAACGCATTTAAGACTGCAATAAATAACATACTTGGAGTAGTAGAAAATACAGTTAATTTCTTTGTTGATATGATCAATGGAGTTATTGGGATTATCAATGCTATTCCAGGTGTTAATCTCGGTAAGCTAGATAGGCTTAAAATTCCACGTTTAGCATCTGGTGGAATTGTGCCAGCAACGGCTGGCGG